ACCATTTCCCCTTGCAGTAACATACTGCAAATATGAATTTGATTTTTAAATTTTTCAAGTCATTATATTTACCACATGGAACTGAAATACTTTAAACTCTCAGAATTTGACTCCCCAGACCTTCCAGGCTCTGGAGCCGCCAATATGAAACCTGAATTCCTACAGAAGCTTGACAAAGCAAGGGAGATTGCAGGAATCCCATTCCGGATTAACTCTGGATTCAGGACTATGGCTCACAACAAAGCTTTACAGGCAAGGGGTTATAAGGCAGTTTCAAACTCCCCTCACCTGGGTGGTTGGGCCGCAGATATTCATTGCAATTCCTCTGCAAACCGGATGATAATTGTAAAAGCCCTTCTGGAAGTAGGATTCAAAAGAATCGGTATTGATGATACCTTCATTCATGTAGACTGTGATCCTACAAAGGATCAGAATCTGATATGGGTTTATTAAAAGATTCTTTAATGAAGGAAAACCTGGTCAACTTTTTGGCCGATATCCCTGCATACGCATTTATTGCCTATGCAAATTTCCTTCAGGTAATGCCTAATGATTATCCGGACTGGGAACTTTTTTTATTAAAGCATGGGTGGTTACTTTTATTACTTTTGCGCCTCTCTGTAGCTTTATATGACTTTGTCCTGAGATTAACCGGTAACTACTGGATCGTAGATCAGGAAGGCAAACCACGGAGAAAAAGCTTTTTAGAGATTTTGAAACAACAAATTATTCACTTAATAAAATGAGAACCGGAGTTATTTTCGATACTATCCTGGCCCTTGTTCTGGGCGGAGTTATAGCCTTTGGATGTGCCTTGTATATGAAGGTAAACAAAATGGAGGAGGCATTTGAACCGGTGCCGGTATGGCAGGGACCGCAGATGTCTGGGAGTCCGGAGGCCGCCCCACAGGAAATTGCTACTCAACTTCGGGTAAAACTGAGCCTTGAGGATTCTATGAAAATTGCTCAACTGCAAGAGGATGTGGATTCCCTTTTTGCCACAGATGAAGTATTTGCAAAATCAATTCTTTACCTTGATTCATGCAACCAATCCAAACTAACGAAAACAGAGAGAGCGGAAAGGAGAGGAAGGTTCGTAGGAGGTCTCCTGAGGGGCCTGTTCCCCAACCTACCCGGCAAGTAATCCCAACCCAATACTCTAAACGGATGCAAGTTTACGCTTACTCTGCCGCTACCGTAATTCTAATCGGATTACTCATTGGGATGGGTTATCTGTATAAAAAGCAGAAGGTAGAATCAGGGGATTCAATCCTGATGTTTATACTTGCCCAGATTGTAGGAGTCTGGGTTGCCCTCACAAACAAAATATTTAGGATCACAAATGTAGGTTCTGAAAAGAATCCTGAGTAGTTTCGCCTTTCATAAAACTCTTTTTTTGGTTATACCCCGGTAGTCGAACTGCTCTTGTCGCTATCGGGGTTTTTTATTTTATATTTACACCCATGAATTGCCTCAAGGATTACATTGGTTTACAGGGTTGTACTGCCGGTACTCCCTTGTCTGGTTTATATATAAATGACTATCCAGGAATGTCCACAGAACTTCTGGAAAAGGTTTCTACACCGGAACAAGCTTCCTATGCCGGTTTCTGGAATTCAACCCAGAATGTAGCCTACCAGAGGATCAAGAGGGATGTCCAGATGGCTTTATTTAAATCTGCGGAGGCTCAACTGGATCAGGTTCTTTTCCAGACATCCAAAGTCTTTGTTGAGCAATGGCAAACAATTACCCCTCTCCCGATGGCACCGGAGTACAGAGGTACATTCTGCTCTATTAACGGTAGTAAGTATCTGGGCATCCGGATTAAGCAGTTATATGTTTACAATGCCGGCCCTACTATGGTTCCTGGTGTTGAATGGAAGGTAATCCAGACTCAGGATGGTAAAGTTTTGGATTCTGGTACCTATGATATGCAACCGGGCATGAACTATGTCCCCATTAATGAGGTATTCTATTCCGACTTTGACAAGGTAAATATCCTTGCGGTAGTTGACTGTACTAACCTTGATACCCTGCGTGGTATGTTTGTGGATTACGGTTGGAACCAGATGGATATTGAATGTGCCACAAGGTTTACCTATCTCTGGAGAAATGGATGGTTTATCCGGCCTGTAACTGCACCTCTATCCTACACAATGGGATCTGAATGGGATTCAAGCTTCTCCCAGAATGGGGTTTATATGGATGCCCAGTTAATATGCTCAATTGATGCCTTCCTTTGTCAACAGAAAGAGTTTCTTCTGGATGCCTGGGCAAACATCCTTTGCTATCATGTCCTATGGGCAAAGGTTTCGTCCCCAAGGGCTAATTACTTTGCACAAGGCAACCGGGAATATACCGAAAGGGCCATGGCAACTTTTATGGCAGATTATACCGATTCTCTTGCCATCTGGGCCAGACAGTTAAACCTTAGAGCAGAGGGGCTTTGCTTTAATTGTGAGAATGCCGGATTGATCCAACAAGGTTCTGTGAGACCTTAATCTTGTCGCAATTTTAGCCAACTTTTGCGACAAAGGTTTGCGGTGGAATCCGGAATCGAACCGGGGATGCAACCTTTTCAGGATTTGGGGGCCAACCCTCATTACGCCTTTCCACCTAACCCCGGAAGTTTGAATTATTCAGGGACAACCGGGAATGTCTTTGTTTGCCAAAGGTATTGAAAAGTGCTACCTATTGCACAAATCTACGGCAATTCTTCTGGTTTGCCGTTGTTCTGTGTGCCATAGGTTTTCTCATAATATTCCACAGACCTATCAAACCCTCTAAAAGAAAGGTTCATGGCAATGTAAGCGTCATCATAGGCATCAATGATTTGGTACTTTTCCATGTCCTTGGCCTTCTCCAGAATAGAATGCCAGGTCATCTTATCTTTTGGCTCTTCCCAGAGGCTATGAAACATCCATTCAACTGCGGTCTGTTTATTCTCCATCATCTTTGAATTTTGTCAAATGATTTTGTGGAATTATGTAAAGTATTTCCCCATTGCGAACTGTTGAATAGTCTTCAGACCTTGCCTGTGGATACTTGATATGACCTTTGAAATCAACAGAAAGAAGATCAGGTGCAATTATGGCAAGAGCATAGTAATCTACAACCTTATTGATCTTCTGGTTGATGTAAAGCTTAGTATCCGACCTTCTGGATGACTTAATATCAAACCGGTATCCATCTAACAAAGCATCATATCCGGCAGACCTGGGTTCGGTATCACAACTTAGAAACACATTAAAGTGTTTGCAGAAGGCATACTCAGAGATTACCCCATCCAGATGAATCTCCACAGGATCTCTTTTGGACTGGATATGCTCCGGGACCTTCTTAATTATGTTGGCATGGTACCGCATAGATGCAAGTTGCCAACAGAAGACAAGTTCAGACCTGGTTATGTTAACTACCATTCTTTTTTGACCTCTCCTTAATTAAGAATTGAATGATAAGTAATCGAAGCACCGAAGAAAGCTTCTTGTCTCCAATGGCATCCAGAAGAGCCTTCTTTTCCTCTGGGGATAGGTAGATTGAAACCTTCTCAAATTTCTTTTCTACAGGATCCTTGTATGTTTCTTTTGGCATCTAAGTAGTGTAAAATGGATTTGTACAAGTCAAGTGAAGACTCCGCAAACTTTCTTGTCTGGGGGGTCTTAGCAAGCTTTGACTTATTAAGATACTTTAGTTCAATTCGGAGCAATGCATCAAGCACCTCCGGGTAGGACATTGGTTCAAAAGATTTCATCGAATTTCTTAATTAGGGTTTCCTTGTCCTGAGAGGCTATATACTTTATGCATACATCCTTTTTACTGGCCCATACGGCTCTCTTGTGCATAGCATTTTCTGCCATCAGGCTATAGTTATACTTGTGTTTGTCCTCTAAGGAATCCCAGTAGGTTTGGATTTCCCTGACCATCTCACGGGTCTTCTTATTCTGGTAAAATTCGATAGGTGGGTTGTTGATAATCTTTGTCATCTCCTTGTTAAAGGATTCCCTCTTCTCCTCATTGGACAAATTAAGTCCAATTTTCAGGAGCCTATCAAAATGTAGATCCACCAGAATATCGTTGGCTTTAGGATCAGTTATGAAATTGATAAAACTTGCACGAATTGCATCTTTCTTCATTTGTTCATCGGGTTCATCATTTGTAACAACTACGGCAGGAGGAGGGCTAACCATCTTATCCTGGTGGTTTAGCCGGAAGTCCTTGTACCATTGGAAAATATTAGAGGCAGACAGGGTGCTTAACTGACCATCAAATTTTAACTGACCAAAGGCACCCATCTTGATTGCCTGACAAATATCATCCACATGAGCATAAGGGTAATTCTTTTTTATGTAATCAATGGCCTCAATGGCATTGTGCTTTGCAGATGCCCCTTCTACATTGATTCCCATAATAACTGCCGCTCTGGAAATCTGCTCAAATATCTTTAGGACTACAGACTGTTTATCCCTTGCAAGTTCGGTAGAGAGCCTCCCAGGCTCTGATATTACCGCAGGAACCATATTATAAATTTTCATCGTTCATAATGCTTTGCATTCCCTTTAAGTATTCCATCTGCCGATATTCCCAAGATCCTTTCAGAGGGTTCTGGTTTGGTAGTATGGTCTTCATGTAGATGACCTTATCCATAGTGTCTTTCCATGTTACCAGAGCCGCTTGCCAGTTCTTCATCGGGTTCTTACCTACCTTCCATCCCTTAGATTCATAGAAGGAATAGAACTGCTCTGCAAAAACCCTGATCCTATCAATGCTTGCACAAGGGTGAAGTTCCTGTACATACATTGTAATTACATCAACAGTAGGCTTCTGGAACTGCTTCCTTTTCTCCGGCAGTTTATTGCCAATAAACTTTTGTCTGCTCTCATCAATGTATTCTTTGGCAAGGAACCAGATTGCCTGTGGTGGACCAGATAGATAGGTTGTCTCACCATCAATGGTGTATGCACAAATTGCATGGAGGATTGCCACCTGATCTTCTTTATTTAAAGAATCAATGGCAGGAAAAATCTTTTCGTTGAAACTCATAATGGTTTTTAGAATATAAATATGTAGAAACTCATTATGGCTACACAAAAGACTAAAGCAAGGTTTGCTCCTTTATACATCCTTACTTCATCCTGTGCTTCGGTAATTTCATCATGCAGATAATTTATCTCCCGATGTAGATCCTGAACTACCCGAACATGATTCTCATCAATTCTTTTGGAAACATCAATACATCTCTGCCTTTCCACATCTCTGGCATTGCTATAATAATCCCGGCTCTTACGATAGTTGTCTGCACGGTTGGTACAAGATGCCAAGGCATCCCAGAGTTCCTCCGGAACAAGCCAAGTAGTATCTTTACCTTCGGTTACTGAATAAACCTTTTGTTCGGGGTAATGCTCTACCACATTCCAACCGAATTGTGACTTTTTAAACTCTTTCATGTTATGGTTATTTTGGGCAAAAAAATTGGAAGGTTTTTTATAAAGCAAATTTTTTTTTATCTCAAATAAGAATCTACCAACTCAATGCACTCATCAAGGCTATAACTCACTACACACATCCAACCCTCTGCATCCAGTTGCTTCATAAACTCCAGTTGATTATCGGATGGTTTGTTATAGCCAACTTTGAGTTCAATTGCCAATCCGGAATAACCCTTCTTCCGGTTAAAAATCAGGATATCCGGTACCCCTGATTTGACTCCCATTTTTTTTAGTTTGGTTGCCTCAATAATATTTCTTGATCCTCCATTGGGTGGGTGGATGTAGGTAACTCCTTTCATATCAAGGTATTTGGCGAAGGCTCTCTGGAAGTCATCTTCCTTCCCATCATATTTTTTAAATTTTTTTTGCTCCATATGTTTTGCTTTTAATGAAAACCACTTTCATTTGCACAAAATTACACGATATGGAATTGAAAAAAATGTTTGATTTCTGCAAGGAGACTGGTCTCCCAATGTGGAAACTGCACCGAAACCTTCATTGGTTTAAGGTCAGGGTTAAGAAGGGATACAAGAAGCCCCAGGTTGTAGTCTGCCCAGAGAACTATGAGGCGGCCAAGAAACTGATTCTCAAGACAGAAACACGGCCGAAGCACCCAAGGGTTACCTTGGATGAGTTCTGCTATACCTATGGAGTACCAAAGGAGGTATTGTTGGTATACATAGATTCATTTCTTACTGAATACGAAGGTGAGGAAAGGCTAATTGCCACCACGGCCAATAATATTCGTAGGGCTAATCAGTTGATAGAGAGCATCCGTAACAATTCTCATTTAAAATTTCAGAAGAAAAATTTGCTTAATCAGTCCGAAGAAACAATAATTGCAAAAAAATAATCATATGCCGATTACTGCGAAAAATAGTGGAGGTGGAGAAAGGATTCTTGCCCCTGCCGGTACGCACCTTGCACGGTGCTACAAAATGATTCATCTGGGAACCATTGAAGATACCTACAATGGGGAGACCAGATGGGTAAACAAGGTTCTTATCGAATGGGAACTTCCTAATGAAATGAGGGTCTTTGATCAGGCCAGAGGCCCACAACCCATAAGCATCTCCAAGGAGTTTGCCTTGTCTATGCATCCAAAGTCAACCCTGAGAGCCTTCCTTACTTCATGGAGAGGCAAAGGCTTTACAGAGGAAGAGGCCGTAGATTTCGATGTTACCAAGCTTGTCGGTGCCGCCTGTCAGTTATCAATTATCCATGAGCCAAGGCAGAAGTATCCCGGTGAATTCTACGCTAAGATTTCCTCAGTATCATCTTTGATGAAGGGGGTAAAAGCACCGGCTCAAATAAATCCTTCGTTTGTGTTTGAACTTGAGAACTTCGATGTATCAGTATTCAACCAGTTACCGGATTATTTTAAAGGAAAGGTGATGGGTTCTAAGGAGTACCAGAAACTCATGGCACCGGAGGTTATGCATCGGGAAGAAGTTGCCGCCAAGGTAGACTCCTGGAAGGCAGATGAGGAAGAGGATGAGTTGCCATTTTAATCAATAGATTATGAACCTCTGGGAACTAACAAGAGAAGAAATTGAGTTTATCTCCTTAATGGAGGAAACTGGTGGAGAAATTACTCCGGAAGTAGAAGAGGAACTTGCCATCCGCAGGGAAAACTTTGAGGCCAAGGCTCATTCCTATACCAAGTTTATTCTGAAGCTTGAGTCTGAAGTAGATGCCGCATTGGCAGAAATCAAAAGGATTCAAGATCTCAAGAAGACTAAGGAGAATACGGTAAAAAGACTCAAGACCGCTCTCCGGGATGCTCTCCAGGTCTTTGGAAGACCAGACTCAAAGAGTGGAGTAATGAGATACGAAACTCCTCTTTTCAAGTTGTCTATTAGGACATCTAATGCCGTGGAAGTTACCGATGAGCAGGAACTTCCCGATGAATTCTGGGCAATCAAGAAGGAGGTTTCCAAAACACTTATATCAAATGCAATTAAGGAAGGCCGTGAGGTTCCAGGAGCGCAAATGGTAGAAAATAGGAACCTCCAGATAAAATAAGCGTTTGTTGTTTATAATTGGTAAACATTTAAAAGAGGGGGGTCTTACTCCCCTCCTTTTTTAAATCAAAAAAAGAAAATATGAGAGCAGTATTAATGTTTGATTTAGATGAGCAAGAAGATCAGATGTCTCATCTCAGATGTGCCAAGAGCCTTGATATGGCTTTGGCTATGTGGACCTTTGTAGGTAAGCTACGATACATTGTAGATGCCTCAGAGGATGGTAAGTACATTGATGAAGACTTGGTCTGGAAGGCATGGGAAGAATGCCTGAATCTATATGATATCAACCTTGAAAAATTATTGAACTGATGCTTTACATTGATTGGTATGCATGGGAGAATAAGGTAAGGCATAACCTTGCCGTTATGGCAATGATGAAGGAATACATAGACAGATCCGGTGCCTATGTAGGACCTGATGACCCTGACTTGCCAGATGACAGAAATAATGAGAATTATTACCTACCAAAGGTATCTGAAGAGGTTCAGATGGAACTCACAGAAGCCAGAAGGTTTCTAATGATGGCCTATGTATATGAACTTAGGTTTATGAAATTAAAGTCCGGAGAGGATGATGAGGAGGACTTCCTGAGACTTCTCCGGCAACAACTGGAAGAGGTTGGATATCCAAAATGTAATGCCTGTGGCATCAGAGAATTGCCAGATTATTACGGAGGATGCCGATATTGTGGACACATAAATTAAAAAGCCATGCCAGATATTACAATGTGCGAAGGGACAGAATGCCCATGGAAATCAAAGTGCTACAGGCATACTGCTACCCCAAGTGAGTTTAGACAGTCCTACTTTACTGAGTCCCCAGGCAAGAAAGTAGAAGAGGTTTTTACTTGTGATTTTTTTTGGGGAGAAAATAATGATAGCATTTACAATCAATTGAAAGATATTTGCGAATAATTTTTGGTGTTAAATATGTTCATAAAAAAAGGGAGGTTCTTAGCCTCCCTCTTTTTTTTAGATCCGGTTAAGGATTAGTCGGTAAACTGAGCCTCAAATACACCGTTGATGTTATAGTTATCATCGGTTGCCTTAAAGAGGTCGGTTGGAGCGGCGAACAGGTCGAAGTAGCACTCAAGGTAAACCTTGTAAACCTCTGAGCATTCGTCACTTAGGATGCGAACATCGGTCTTAACCTGAGGCAGACCCGGCATCGGCATGGTGAAACGCTTCATGGTTCCGATATCTCCGAAGTTACCTACATACTGAAGGTATGGGAGATACAACAGAGAACCCGGAGCGAATACAACCGCAGAGTTTTCATCGGTGAGAGAACCACCAGTAACGATGTTAGGATCGAAGTAGAATTCTGCAATACCGGTGTTGGAGCGAACGGTGGAATAATCCAGACCATTAGCCGCCTGACCGAAATAGCGTGAATCGTTCATCCAAACCCTCTGGAGAGAACCGGGACCACCAATGATGATAGGTGCGCCATTGAAACCAGAGTTCATGTACGCTTGCTTCATGGTGAAGAGACCCTTTGGTACCAATGAACCGGTAGTTGAATCTTCTACTACATATGTCTCAGGAGCAATTGTACCTCCCTGACCATACCATGCTCCGAAAGAGTTTGAGATGGAGGAAAGCAGATCCTGATTCATTGCCTGAATGAGAGCATTACTGGCAAGTTGGAAATCGTTGAATAGTTCACGAACTACGGAAAGAGGTCCACCGGCACGGCCAATGCCATTAGCACGGCTCACAATGGTACCAGGATCGGTGCTTCCGGTTAGCGTAACTAACTGAGAATAAGACTCACAGTATACCCGAAGTTGCTCCTCAGACATAGAGAAGTTTACAGAACGGTACTGAGTGATGGGAACATTTTCCTCAAGATAAGGCATTGCGTTTTCATCTACATTACACGCTTTAACGGTATCTGTATCATCCGCAGTAAGCCTCTGCTTGTAAACCACACGAACCTCTTTGGAGTGACCAGTACCATTGTCATTAGCCTGGCGGATAATGGTTCCGGTATTGAGGTTTGATGGATCTGTAAGAGCGGCAAGAGTACCTCCGTGAATTTTCACATTGGCACTATTATTAATCAAGTTGTCCGACAGAGATGTGAGTATGGCCGGACAGATATTTTCTGTTGCTACTGACATTTTGATTAAGGTTTATAATTGGCCGCAACATTAGAGATGTCGGCCAAAGCGGACCGGACATGAGCCGGTATATTTGGAGTGCCTTGCGCTTGTGGGACAAACGCATTTGGGGGGGTTGTGCCTTGCTCAAATAAAGTAGTTGTGCCACCAACTTGCTTTTCTTTGAGTAATTTATTCTCCTGCAAAACTAATAAAGAAAGATCATTGTATGTAAACTCTTTTCCGTTTACAACCAATGGAAGACTTTCATCCTTTTGATTGACAAGTTTTGCGGTATTGTATTCTGGGTCATAGACAATCTTACCCTGTAACTGGTTCAGTTTGGATTCGATTACTGACTGGTAAGCAGGAATCCTTGCCGCCTCAGGTACATTATCATTCCATTGGATTCCGGAAAGTTGAGTTTGCTCCCATAGTTGCTTCATTTTGGCAACATATTTATCTGCAATCAGGGATTTCTCAATCTCTACCTTCTGCATGGCCTCATCAACCTTTGCCTGGGCTTCGGCAATCTTCTTCATGTACTCATCAGATACATCCTTGTTGGTGTTCTGCTTTGCCTTTTCCTCAAGGTCTTTGAGTTTTTTGAATGCAAGCTTAACCTTATCACCGGAGTTTTTGGTTATCTTCAGTTCATCAATACTCTGTGGGTCCAGACCATACTGCTTTGCAAGGTTTACAATTTCCTCATCATAGCCCTGCATATAAGATCCGATGAAATGCTTCTTTAGATCCAGACTTGTTTTAGCAAGGTCTGCATCCATCAGGTTTGTATTGAACTTATGCTCCACGGCATCTGGGACCTGAATATCATTCAGAACTGATGCAGAAATCATAAGTTGGAACTCCGGGTCATCTGCTACACCGGCTCTTTTGGCCTGATTGATTAGAAATTCTTTTATGTTCATAGGATGTCATTACTTGTTGGATCAGTCCATGTATTGTCTTCCGGAGTAGTCTCAGGTTCATCAGAGACCTCAATCTTTTTCTTTTTCTTTTTCGGCGCCTCTACGATTTCCTCCGAATCAAGACCAGAACCCATGG